AGCTTCTTTAATAGAAGAATTATCCGTTGCCGCGGTTAGGTCGACAGAATCAAAAGGACCTACCGAACTAAGAGTTCGGTCAGGACCCTTTGACCCCCATCCCATTGTAGGAACATTTCGGTCACATTTGATTACCGAGGTAATCAATGTACGTACAATATGAGAGAGGTTGACTAGAGCCCCTTTTGAGACTCCTATCACTCTCGCCTTGGCGCCATCGTCATCGACAGCGTCAAGCCTCATTTCATTCTCCCATTCATCAAGACCTAGAGCCTGATATTTAGGACTCTCATCAAAGAGATGAAAGTGAAAATTATCAGATTCAAAGGACGAGACAGGTGTAGTCAACAATTCCAATGGAATGTTTGAATCACTAGAACACTCCGCGAAAGTTAATTCGCGTAGAACTCTATTGTCTCCAAGAACAAATCTTATGTGAGAACCCATGATCAGTGATTCACCATCGTAGGTTTTCAAATGAATATCCCATTCTAAATTAAGAATGTCGATAAGCACATCTCCACTAGGACCAAAAATTGTCTTTCCTGCAGGAAAGATAAAAGAATTTTGGCTAAACTCGTCTAAACGACTTTTACCAAAAGCGATCCTACCTCCTTTATTCCGACCAAATTCTAGACAAGAAGAGGTCGAATGAGATATGTGGACATTAAGATTCTTTTTGATCTTCTTTTTCGGGAATTTTCTTACATAATTGTAAGAAAACTCGAAAGCCTGTTTGAACACTTCTCTTGAAGGTTCAATAGCTTTAGAAGATCGCTTGACAAATTTGATGGCGGAAGAAACCTTTTTCGAAAAAGTCGGAAAACCCGTTGCTCTTTTTCCCGTAGAAAAAATCCAATGGCATTCTAAGCCCCAATCCTTTTTAGGAATGGAGTTCAAAATTTTCCAACTAGTTCTTTGAAAGAAGGAATACCCCACAAAGGTATTACCTCGAAAACCAGGTGTCCCACTAGGGATCTCCGGTTTTGAACTTTCAGAGATTGGTAAACCTGATAAATGTCTCGAAAATTCGAACATTGCTTTCAGTCTTTTATCAACCCAATCAACTCCACAGTTGACTAGGCAGACAATATACCATCGAAAAAGCCTGTACAGACCTATGCGGTCTCTCTCTTTTTGAAAGAGAGAAGCCTTCGGAGCAATAAGGGCAAGCGATCCCATAAGGGATTGCCAACGCTCATTGCCACGATCACGAAGTTCCTTAACTTCTGATTTTGGAATCGTAGAAAGGAGTTTAACTACCCAAGGGCAATTAAACTCTCCAGACAGACATCGACAAGTGAAAGACGGCACCTTAAGCGCTGGTCCTCCAGTTCTAGAGTTGTCCTCTAAG